AAACATTCTCCAGTGGAAGTACCACCTAGCCTAAATATAGGGTTTATCTGTGGCACTTCTTTTGGCAAAAGTCGCGGCACTCTGAACATTATGACATACCGTAATTCGATGAAAAAAGGTGCGCTGGGTTACATCCCAACGCACATCATGCAAGCGGAACCGTATCCGATTCCAGCGCCTGCTAAATCTTCCCATGCTATGATAACGATACCGCTACCCCCAGCCTTACCGAGGACACCGCTACCACCACCACCGCTACCAGTATTTGCTGCGCCTGCGGTTGCTGTGGTATCATCATCGTCACCTTGGCCACCGATGGATGAACCACCAGCGCCACGCGTGCCCGTGAGGTAGTGAGCACCTCCACCGCCTCCACCGTAGTAGGAAGAGGTTCCATTGATTGAGTATGCGACACCAGCGCCACCGTTACCACCCGAGTTAGTGGTTGCGTTCTGACCGACTGCACCAGCGCCACCACCACCACCTGCACCGAAGTATGGGTTGGTCGAACCATTACCACCATCATAACCAGCGGTTCCATTACCGCCAGCCTGTGCGTAGTAACCGTTCGCACCACCACCGCTAGCACCTTCGAGACCTGCCTGTGCGCCAGCGCCACCTGCCCCACCACCGCCACCTACTGCGGTAACTGTGGAGAAGACGGATGAGGCGCCATTATTACCTGCCACTTGCGTAGTGACATCGGCACCACCTGCACCTACGGTTACTGTAACTCCTGCGCCTGGGGTTACGGAGAATGCTGCGCTATAGGAAACTTGCCCTGCACCTCCACCACCACCACGAGCACCCGAGAAACCTCCTCCACCACCACCACCCACCACTAGGCGTTGAACGCTAGTGACACCTGCTGGGATGGTATAGGTTCCACTTCCAACACTCGTAAATTGAATTACGTTCCAACCTGGTCGGGATGTCGTGTCTACGTTGGAATAGGCAATGATGACGACACCGGTACATCCGTTGCGTCCAGCCTGTGCTGCTCCACAAGAGCGCCCACCGCCACCACAACCAGTGTTGGCGACACCTGAAGATGATGTCGTATCTTCCGTAGCGTCATAATCACCACCACCACCACCGCCATCCAAACCCCCAGAGCCACCAGTAGTATAACCGCCACCACCACCAGCGGCATACTTGTAGGCTGTGCCCGTGATTGAGTTACTTAACCCGACACCACCGACACCACCGGTAGAACCGCTACCAGCATATCCTATATGTCCGGCACCATCCCCACCGTAGATTGCGGCTGCGCTGACTGAAGAGTGAGTTGACCCACCAGCGCCACCCGTTGAAGTTACGGTTGAGAAGACGGAAGAGCCGCCAGCGTTACCATTGGCGTTAGAGACACCCGTGCCCCCGAGTCCAACGGTAACTGTAACCGTCCCCCCCGGAGTAACGGAGAGGGATGAGCCAGCCTGCATTTGACCAGCACTACCGCCGCCACCAGAGTTGTCAGCGGCACCGACACCACGGCCAGCGCCACCGCCTCCAATTACGAGATACTCGACGGATGAAACCCACGCGGGGATGGTATAATCCCCCGTCCCAGTAGCCGTGAATTTGGCAACGACATAACCGGGGCGGGAGTGTGTGTCGATTACATCTGGGGTCTTTGCTGTCATCTAAATCACGCGTCCGAAGTTCCGTTGGTCTGGTAAATGATTTTCACGCCGAGCAGGTACACGGTAGCGGTAAAGGTGTCGCCGCCCTCACGCTGCACTCTCCACTGGACGAACTCTCCACCTGCGGGTGAGGCTCCTCCAACGGTGATTGCTGATGTCGCAGGACCGAAGATAATCTTCCCAGCCATGCTAGCCGCTACTGTATACGTTGATGTCTGTAGTGTTCCATATGCAGTATCAAGCGTTTCGGTTGAGGCGAACGATACACCTTGGACATTCCAGATAATCGTGTGGTCAGCCGCTTCAGTGCTCGCCTTCACGTGGAAGACTGGCACCGCGGTTACTGTTCCACCATCCCAATTATCGGGCATGACGCACCCCCATTCTTTTGAGATGTCAGATGCGCCCGCTGCGAAGATTGTCGAGCGGAAGTTTACATCGTTGGTTGCGGTCTCGAATGTTTCGAATGCCCCACAACCTCCAGTAGTAGATGCCACACCGCCAGCCGCGGAGAGGAACAGTGTCCGCTTCGGGAAGGTTGAGATACCTGTGCCACCGTCGGTGTAAGGGATGTCAGTCCCGCCCGCGCGATACACGTAGGCAGTTCCGATTGTGGTTGCTGTCGGAAGGTCTGTGCCTATCTTGATGTCGTCAGTTCCAGCACCTAGGACTAGACCATCTGCGGTTAGTGCCCCACCTGTATGGGTAACCGTTCCTTGGCCGCAGCCCGTGATGTCCGTGTATGCGAGAGCAGTGCCGTTAATCTTGTAGGCCTGGCCCGAAGCAATGTTGACGCTATTACCAACGATATCTCCGGCGGCATTGATGGTAGCACCAGAGCCCTTAAAGGTAGCACCGCCAGTTCCGTCAGAAACAACGACACCCTCATCAACGGTCCCGGTCGTGCCGGTAATGTCTCCAGCACCCGTAGCCGCCCACACGCCATCAGCACGATAGAACCCAGAGCCGCCCGGAATCTTGGGGAAGAACCCATGCTTTGATGTGGATACATCCCCGACTGTCGAGTCCGAGAACGAAAGGTCTTCGGCCAGGATGTTCTTTATCTTCGCGATGATAGCGTTCATCTGCGCAGATGTTACTTTCGAAACTTTGTAAACAAACGTGTCATCCCAAGCCATTAGAATCCACCTCTCAAGTTATCTGTCATGATTATGAAACTCGTGCACAGCGGCATCGTGAGCACCGTGATATAACCCGTCTTCACTTCGGAGTCATACCCGTATGCAGTCGACGCCGTCAGGGTTACCGTGAATGTCCCCGATGTCGTGTATTGGTAAGCCGCGGGGTCTTCGTCTGTACTCCCACCCCCGTCTCCCCAGTACCACTGATAGGTCGTGGTCCCTGAAGTTGTAGTCGAGTTCGTGAACGTGACAGTTAAGGGCTTGCTCCCGGTCGTCACATCTGCCGAGAACGCCGCTGTAGGGAGGACATAGGTGATTGTGAATAATCCCGCGCCACCCGCTCCACCAGTTCCAGCGGTACCGAGTGATGCTCCACCCCCACCACCACCGCAACCGTTCGTTCCAGCGAAACCATTTTGTGCCGTTGGGTAGTTACCCGCTCCACCAGCACCACCATCATCACCCTCTCCAGTGGCACCCTGGGTGTTTGTGGGTCCTACCGCGTTGGGTGACCCGCCATATGCAGTCTGGAGGGGGTTGCCTGCATTGTCTTTGAAAATGGCATTTCCACCAGCGCCACCGTTAGCAGCACCAGCGGTCCCAACTACACATTGGTAGGTAGCACCGGGAGTGACTGCGTATAGTGCTTCATTTATTACGCCACCCTCTCCTCCACCGTAACCACCAAGATAGTTGCCACCGGGGCCACCACCAGCACCACCACCCTTCATATAAAGAGCGATGTATAGACAGCCGGCAGGTGCTGTCCAGTTCTGGTTAGTCGATACTGTTACTACTGTCATGATTAGTTCGTCCGCACGAAGTGTAACTGAACGGTTGCACGGGTGATTGTCGCGCAGGAGTCAACGTAGAATTCTATGAGCGTGCCTTCTGCAACTGCTGTGGTCCACCCTGTCAAGGCAACCGACTTGGCAATCTTCTTTGAGGATAGCGTGGGTTTGTCAGTTCCCGCGATTGATGCCGTGCTGGTTGTGTCAGCGGGCCACGTTGCCGGGAGCACTGACTTGATATCGACAACCATCGAGGCGTCGGCATCTGCAAGGATTGTCCACCCTGTAATCTTACAGGAGAACGGTACCTGGATGAAGCCCTTCGACCCAGTTGTAATCGCAACGCCACCCCCATCGATGACGTAACCAAGCGAACCACTGGGGATGTTCTTGCGCTGGTCTGTGATATCAGTGGGTGCGATTGCCGCAAGGGATGCTGTTACTGTTACGTAACATATCGGGATGTCCCAAGTGCCCGACGTCTGTACAAGGTCTGGGAGCACCGGCGATGCCGCGGGTGTTCCTTTGATTACATACAGAACGATTGACCCGGGCGAACCCGCAACCGTAGAGCGTAATACAATGCGGTCATAACGCGTATACGTAGCGTCAGCCGCGTCGATAGTCATTGTGACTACCGCGTCGTTCTTATACCAGCGCCCCTGTACCCAGGCGATGCCGGTGGGAATTTCAACTGTCATTGCATTCGGGGTTGATGCATACGCCTTGAGAGAGTTGAGGGTAAGGGAACCCGCGTCAACTCCATCGAGGTGGACGTTACTAAACGTCTCTGCGAACATTACATCTGTGTTTGATGTTACGTCGTGAAATCGTGATGTTTGTGTCATGTTATCTCCTCACTTGTGCTGATGTTTTCTTACGGTCGTCCTTCATGACGCTCGTAAGATTCGGGTATGCCCTCCCGATACCAAGGGTGGTCTTTATTCCTTTCGCGTTGAACTCTTCCGTAACCGATACAATCTGTCCCGTTGTGGTTACCACGGATGGGAAGACAACCGTTACTGTGTCGCCTATCTTGAAGTCGTCACCATACTTAAACGTGTTCGATTCGAGGTATCCCACTTCCAGAACCATCTGCAACTTCATCGTTGCGAGAGTCGAATCCCCGCGCGATTGCATTGCGGCAGTATCTAAACAATCTGATGCTTCAACAAAGGTTTCTCTGCGAGTCCATGCTGATGGTTCGCTTCCCACTGGATAAACAATATCAACGTCCCGAGCAGCCGCCTCTCCAATCCCACCAACGTATGCAGTGTTCTTGAGTTCGGCATTCGTAAGGAGATATTTAAACCATTCGACGTTATCAAACTCGGGGGATATCTTCACAACGCTTGACACGTCCGCACCCGCGCGAACATCAAACGTGAAGTTCAACCCAGTTCCCGACCATGTTAACTCATAGGATAATGCAGTTGCCGTACAGATATCGTAGAGGACATCGGTGATTGGCTGGAACCGCGCAGAGTAAGTTACTGACGTGGCATCCGCGGCGGGGGTCGCGTCTAATGTAAGTCCTGTGATAACCCGAGTTGCTCCACACTTTGCGCTCGTGATACAATTGTAGTCCACGTATTCGCGCATTGCATCAGTCCCACTCGCCGCAGAGACCGTGTGGAACCCGGTGCCCGAACCCGTAACATATGTTGCGAGGCGGTATGATAGAACCGCTTCAATGCCATGCCCTGAAACAACCCATTGCTCCGATGCTTTCCCCGTCAATGCCAGTGGCTTCTCTATCCGCTCTATGATTCCTATATGGGAATATCCGTTGTTCGTGTAGCGGATGAAGCCACCCACTGCCAACTGGGACGCATTGATGCGGTAGCGGTTAACTGTCAGTGACCACGAGTCTACCTCATACCAGTTCTCGGAGAACTTGAACTGGGTATAGTCATCAAGGATACCCAGATAAACCATGGCAGAACTGTAGATTTCTACTGGGACTGCCTTCGGGGTGATGTAAGACTGGGAGGTTTGGGTGTAGTCTTCATCGACAACCATCCAGTCGATTACACCCCAGTCAATAACCGAGGACTCGTATGGTTGCGTGATTGTCATGATTATACACCCGAGTATCTATATCTCCATGATAGCGAGACACGTGTTGCCGCATCTACCGCATCACTGGTGAAGATGATTTCGTTCTCACCCGGTATGAGTTCCCAGAACACCGAGTCTTCATTCAGATACTGGAAGCCATTGACCGTTGTCCCACCGCTGTAATCGAAGTAGTTGATTGTCTTGTTACCGAACCCGGTGGTGATTGTCATCGTGTCATTGGCATCCATGTTGATGGTGAACTCGAAGAACTCTCCGGTAGTGTTATTGGTAATCTTCGGATTCGTGACATCCCCAGTAATGATAATCGTGGCTGCTGCGTCGATGTCTCCGTTGTTCGTAACGATAGTGTTGGCTGTGTTCGATGGGAGCACGAATGGGAACACGAGGGGGAACGTTGCCGTGCTGGTTGTACCTAACGATGCCGCCTGATAACTTGTATACCAGAACGGGTCATGCGCCGTCATTGAGAAGTTGACGACCTGATACGACAGCCCGCGTGCGCCCACGGAGGTTGTGGTTCTCCCACTACATGATAGGTAGTAGCATGTCCCGTCTTCGTACTCGAAGCACAGCACACCGTTACCTGCGAGTGGGTTGAATAGTCTAATCAATGCCTGTGTTGCCGCCTGAACGTCTTCGAGTGTGGGGGCCGTAACCATCACACTGAAGCCCAGTTTGCGGGAGTTAAACTGCGTTGATAAGAGGGTCTCTCCTTGCTGGTAAGGCGCGGAGGATGTTCGATATGTCAAGTCAGCCGTTGCAAACCCATCGTAGTTTTTGAGGAGTTTGTAAGTAGGGTCATCTTTCGAGAACTCTACGCTTGTGCCTCCCGGGGATGTCCATGTAAGTTTCATTGTTTCACCTTTCCTGTTACTGCAACCCACTGCTTGAGGATGCTTACGGTGACGTCGTCTTCGGCCACCTGCTCAACTACCGGGGGTTCCGGGTATGAATACGATAACATATCATCACGGTTAATTTCCCCACCCTTCAGCCGAATCAGTGTTGCTGATATGTTGGCTGCCATGGTATCAGCCCACCTTCGCTGCATAAGAGCGTAGTCAAGACGGGCTTCACATAAGACGTCGAACTCGGCAGGGGTCATGCGAACATACTCCCGATACGTTAACCCGCACACACCGAGGGCATTGCTTTGCGTGGTTTTCGTGTAGGCTTCGGAGACGTTGAGTTTTTTATATCAGCAACCTTCGAGGGCTCAACTTTCTTTTCGTCGGATGCCTTGAACCAGCCGGATGCTACGAGAGCACTGTGGACCGATGCATATAAGAATGCGAGTCCGGCTGTGGGTCCTACGAACTGATTGCAGAACTCCTGCACCATCTTCATCGAATCGGTAAGCGCCTGTTGATGTTGGGGGAAGTGGTGAGCGTAATCCTCTCCCACCTTGTCATAGCACGACACCAGGATAAACTTCGCTGCTGTTTTATATCCAAACTTCTGCGGGTCGAACAATTGCATGAGCGTCCCGAAGTTGTCTTCGAGGAACCCCATGTCCTGAATCTCGAAGCGAAGATGATAATTCTTCTCTCCGATAAAAAATGGAACTGTTGGGACAATCATATCATCTTCACATCCTTCAACAATCTGGCGAACATAATTCTCTCATACGTCGGTAGATTGAAATCCCAGATGGGTCTCCAGTGGGGGCGCATCATCTGGTTGTAGTGCCTGTCGAGACTATCGACACCATTCTTATAGTTATCACCCTCATAGAACCCATACTCTAACCGAAGTGTTTGGGGCATGGGAGAACCGATAGCAGAGACGGGGCCAGTGAAACCCCGTTCTAAATCCGCACGTATCGTGCCCTTATACTGACCGGTGCGGAGCGGTGTCTGCGAGGACTCCTTCATATCCGCTTCATACGCCCGACCCGCTTCCATTACCGCGGCTTCGGTGTTCGTGACAACTCCATCCGATAAGGACTTTAGGAAAGCGGTAACGCGCGTGAGGTCGGTGAAATCTGTTATGATACTCATGAGTTAGACGCCTGCCTTGCGAGTTGCCTGGATATTTCCTCTGCGGTCTTCTCGGCAATTGACTGTGCACTCTCACTGAAGTCGGGGGCTACGTTAACGATGACGGTGTTATTCACCGGGGCAACCGATGATTCATATGCCGACAGTGCCGATAAGGTTCTATCGGAGATGCTGCTTGCAGATGAGGTATGTGACCAGTCATATCCGTTGCCAGTGCCCGAACTTGCCGCCTCTGAACTCAACGCTCGCAACTGGTTGAGGTATGAGTTACTGGTGTCTGTCGAGGCGTTTGCCATTGCGAATGCTGCGGTTACCTTTCGGTATTTCTCTTGGCTTGACTCCGCCATCCCGTAACCCGCGCCCGCCTGCATCATAGCGGATATAGTTCCGCCATCCGTAATACCTTGATTCTCAATCGCGCCCGCGTCATAGTATGGATTGAGTGCCGTCTGCGCTGCTGCTTCGGTAACCCCAATCAAATCCTGGAGTATCTGCTTCTGCTCGATGTATGCCGCAGATAACTCTTTGACCGCATCGATGTTCTCTTGGGTTTGGGTCTTACCCATCGCGATTTCGAGGGCCTTCTGTGACTCTGTGACTTTGTCGGTCTGTAACTGCAACTCGACTTCGGCGGCTGTCCACCCAGCATACGGGTCAGAGATGCCATAGAATTCCTGTTGTGGGTATATGTTTTCCTTGCCCATCGTAACGTTGTTTACCTTGGCTTCCCGCTGTGCTGCAAGTATACTACTCTCGCCGTGGGTTAAGAGATACGTCAGTTCCTCTGCTCCCTCAACGAGACCGATTGCAACCCACCCGGCAAACCCTTCTGCCTTCGCCCCTATCTTCTCAAAGGCACGTGAGCCGCGTTCAAGAGCCTCCTCCTGTTCCTTGGTGAAGACTTCCTGCTCGGCAATCTCCTTCTGGTTCTCCAGGTAGTCTATCATGTACGGGACGCTGTCCTTGTAAGACTTCCCGAGGATGTCGGTTGCTAACGATGCCATCTGCTGCTTATCAGACATATTCGTCAGGGCGGTCGCCAGTTCGGTAAACACCTCTTCTGTGCTTTTACCGGTGGGGTCGATTCCCAACTCTGCGAATGCGGCCGCCTGCGAACTGGTAGCGTCTCGTGCTGCACCCATCGACAAGGTGAGTTTGTTGAGCATGGAGTCAACCATACTGATTTCATTACCCGTTATCTTGGCTGCGTAGTGAAACCGTTGAATCTCCTCAACCGCGATACCGGTCGAGTCTGCCATGTC